AGCCTGAGTTCCAAGACGAAGCACCTATGAATCCCTTTGACTTTTGGGATGGTGCTAACTTCAAACTTAAGATTCGTCAGGTAGAAGGTTACAGAAACTATGACAAGTCTGAGTTTGCGGCTCCAAGCGCTGTATCAGATGATGATGCTGCTATTGAAGCTATTTGGACACAACAGCATTCACTTGCTAAAATTGTAGACCCTAGCAACTTCAAGTCTTATGACGAACTCAAAAAGAAGTTGGACTTTGTATTGGGTAACAGTGCCAAGGTAGGCACAGCAGAAAGTATTTCTAGTCAGACCGGAGATGCTGCTGATGACAACTACATGGAAAAGGTAACACAGATGTCAAAGGCTGAGACTACTGTTTCAGAGGATGACGAAGATGATACACTGTCTTACTTTGCTAAACTTGCTAATGATGACTAAAATCCATTACCTGCATACCTACTATCCTGAAAACGAGATAAACTACTACCAGTAGATCTAGCAGTTTTAGGATTGAGTAGTATAGGTTTAGATGTAGGATTAGTGTTGTTATTAGTAATATTGTTAATCACCGGAGCCGCAGTTGCTGATGAAGGAACTGCGGCTTCTGTCATATTAGAAACAGCATCAGCTGTAGGAAGTGGAGTACGTTCTACTAATTCGGCAGTGTTATAACCCAAAGCTTTGCTAGGGTCACTCACCCCAAGACCATCATTCATCATAGCAGCTACTTCAGGACCATACATTCCTACAAGTGGATCTTCAGAAGTAGTTCCTTCAGGAACCACTACTTTATTAAGTTCATCTTGCAATTCAGCATCTAGATTTTCAAAATTGGGTTTGATTCTCTTTTCAATATAAGCCTGGGCTTCATCTAATTTGTTATCTTTTACAAGTTCCTGTATAGCCATGTAGTGAGCTTTAGGAACTTTATATCTTTCTATCTTAAGATTTCCGTTTTCGTCCTCACCTTCTACGTTAATTTCATAGTCATCTGCTTTGAAGAAACTACCCGATGCTGTTCTTTTTCCTAATATACTGTCCCTAGTTTTAGTTACGCCTTCCTCGTCTACATAATTTTCTTCTATACCCGAGGAAACAAATGTACCAAGGTGCCCGCCTTTATCTGAAAGCATTGATGCTGCATTTGCTGCTAATCGAGATCCGAAATCTGTTTGTTCATTTATGAATGGTAGATCTATAATACGATTACTAACTATATTATGATCCATTGTCTTATTTGAAGTGGAAGATGTACTACCATCACTACTGGTGATTTGTGTATCTCTGTCGTCTATTTCCGTAGTTGCAGATACTTGTGTTAACCCTGAGCCGCCAGCTGCTTCTTGTGCTTTATATAATTCCTGTTTTCTAGCATTAATCTCAGCCATCTTACTGTTATATTCATCCTGAGAAATTGTGCCAGTTCTCAGAGCTTCCGAAGCGTCATATTGCTGATTAAATAATACATCCTGCTGTTGGTTTAATTCTATCTCTCCTCTCATGTCTCTAGAAGAATCAATACCTCTTGCAAATTTCTCTTTTTCCCACCAATTAGAGAGTCTTTCTTTACCACTGGAAATCTTTTCACCGATAGAGGCTGCTGTGCCTAGTCCGGGTATTGAGGATGCTATTCTTCCAAACAATCCAGGACCTGAATCTACCTTTCCTTCGAATTCAGCTATTCTTCTCTCTGCTGCTTCACTTCTAGTTTCTTTTTTATCGCCAAAGAATTTATTGTACAACATTTTACCGCCAGCTAAAGCACCGCCGGCTGCTAGACCCAATGTACCAAACTTAGCTACTTTACCTAACTTGCCACTAAATAATCCTTTCTTAGGAGCGCCGGGTGCATCAGGTGTTACAGGCCTACTAGCATCAGGAACGTCAGGACCACTAAACACTCCCATGTCTCTAGCTGCGAGTCCTGCGTCAATAGCAACTGAGGCTGCTGTGCCTAGTCCGGGTATTGTAGAAGCAGCACCGGATGCTACTTCACCTAAGGCTCCTTTCCAGTCTCCGCTCATAAGTCTTTGAGCACCGAATCCAAGACCTGCTACAAGACCCACACCTGGGATTTTCTTCAGTAATGATTTACCTAACCCCTTACCAGCTGTTTTAACCAGTCCTTTCTTACCCGCAGTTTCTGCTACTTCTCTGGTTGCGGTTCTAGCTGCACTTCTAGCTGTAGTTTCTCCGGCAGCTTCTACTGCTTCAGCGGTGCCTTTAGTAAACAAACCCTTAGCAGAATCTATAACAGAGCTTCCTATACTAGCCACTTTATTAGCACCGGCTTTTGCTAAATCTACACCTGAACTCAGTATACTAGGACCGGCGGCTAGAGCAGCTGTACCTAAAGCAAGTCCCCTAGCACCCAATCCTCTTGCTGCAGAAAGTCCTCTTCCGGCAAAATTTCTAACTCCTTGAAACATTCTGCCCATTCTACCGGGTCTTCCACTTCTACCGGGTCTTCCACTTCTACCTGGTCTTCCGCGTCTTCCACGTGTTCCGATGTCAAGCATATCCATCATGCCACCGCCGCCATCACCGCTCCCGGCCATGGCACCGCCTTCAACTAATTCATTTAGTTTTTTTAATTCGCCGTGTATATCTTCTAATACTTCAAATTGTTTTTGTGCTGTAGATTCTGTGTCTAGTCCTGAGTTTGATGAGGCTTTCTCGGCTGCTTTGTCTTTAGACTTTTCTGCTGACTTTTCACCGATGCTTTTAGTTTTTTCTTTCTTTTCTTTTGACAACTCAGTACCGGCTACTGTGTCTATCGCCTGCTCTAATCCTTTAACACCATCTAAACTTTGATTAGATATTTGTGCGTCCGCTACTCTGAGCTTAGCATTTCTTTTTTTAGTTTCAGCAGTAGAACCAAGTCCTAAGAAACCCGTGTCACCAAACCCATAGCCTGTTTTGAATTTTTTTAGAGCGTTACCAGTAAAGTTTCCAAGTTTGTTTCCTTCGCCACTAAACATACCTTCATTATTTTTGAAGTCGCTCTTTAGATTTTTGAAGTCGCTCTTTAGTTTGAATATGCCTGAATCCTTAAATGCGGCATCTTCAATACCTAGGCTTTTATAAAGATCGCTGTTTGAATTTTCGAGTTTGATAGCCTCATCTCTAAAGGTTCTGCCGGCAGCACCTTGAGCAGCCGGACCTGTTTTCTTACCGATTGCCTTGGCTGCTTGCATGACGGTTGTGAATTGTTCTTTATCTTTTTCGGTAGCAGACTGAAATGCCTGACTAACAGCTACAGTATTCTCACCTAGCTTTTTGGCAATATCTTTGAGGGAATCGTTGATTCCTTTTTGTTGAGGATCTAAAGCCGCCTTGATATTCTTAACAAGCGTGGCTGCTTGTTTTTTGTCGTATTGACCTTTTTCGTTTCTCACATTAAATGCGTTGAAACCTTCATCAAGTACGTTTTGTCCCTCTATTCTTGCTACCATTAGCGTCTCTCTCGTGCTTTTTCAGCCTTCTTTTTTAAATGAGTTACTAGCATTCCGATATACACTTCTCTTTCCCAAGGCATCATGTTTTCTAACTCTGTCAAACTATAGTGATGTTCTTGCATCAATAAGAAATTCGTTTTGTAATAATTTTCAATCGAATCCTGAGAAAGAGTTACCCGAAAAAATGTTCGTACCCGTTAATTAAAATAAAGTTTTCTTTTTCACACTTCTTACAAGTGTAAGTTATTTCGTGTCCTAGAAATGGCATATCAGCAAAAAATTCTTCTGCTTCTTTTATTACGTGTATAGGCAGATTCTCAATAAATTCTTCCAGTGATTCTGCTGTTTCATCTCTAGGATTAATTGTTTCATCACCATTAATAATAGATGTCATACAAGTTTTAATTACTTCTTCATCACTCATGTTAGGCAACTGGCCTTGAAGTGAACAACTAGGATACTTCAAAGTAAAGCTAAGATTCTCATTCAATCTTATTTCTTTAGTATCTGAAGAGGTATCGCCCATTACTGCAAACTCTCCAACATCCATTTCGTATGATACTTTTTCTTTACATCCACCGCAAGTCAGTGTAAAGTTTTGTATGCCACCAATAGATCTTTTTCTCAATTCCAAAAACAACCATTGTAACTGATACATTGCTAAGTCTTTAGCATCCAATGCTCCCATTGCACAATTATTTACAACTTGTACACAAGCACTCACCATATCTTCAATTTCACCTGAATCTGATGCCAGTGTCAGTAATTTATCTTCCTTTACTAGAAAGGGTCTAAATGTTAAACTATCTTGTCTACCAGGAATCTTCAACTCAAAGGTAGGGGTTTCAATTGTAGGTAAAGCCATTATGTTCTCCTAATATTAAAAATCATGTGTCCAATACTTACAGGCAAACGAAGCGGACATTCTCATAAGTCCGACGTTGTTCCAGGATACTGGTGTTAAACTAATTAATTTCGGTACTGCTTCATGTAAACTCCATTGAGCAATAACATTATCCTGCATATCTAAAGAACGTACTTCTATTTTTCCTACAGTATCCTCATAGTATGCTATTTCTTTTGACGTAGGACTTACTGAATATTCAATCCATCTTTCTATATAAGACCTACCAAACCAATCTTGGTCTACTAAAAAACTAAATGTGGCATCCTGTGCTAAAAATTCTAGATTTTGATTTCTAAATTCTGTCCAAGCACCCACTTTAACAGGCATGTTAGTAGCAGAGTATCCCGGTAGTTGTGCTTCTTCACAGTTCAATGTCAACAGTGCAGGGGCGGACTTAGCTAAATTTCTGCCGGCAGGGTCAATAGGACCCAATGTACCAGCAAATACTTTAGGTGCAAAAATAGAAACTTCAAATCTTTCCGTTCTTGGAGTGTGAGTAGATCTTAACCTAGTTATAAAATTTTCTAGTGTTCTCGATGCTTTGTCTGCCATTATTGCATTGCCCTATTACTATCTGTGTATACAGTTCTATCACTAGCACCCACAAATCTTTGAGTTGGTAGAAATATAGATGCTTTCCAGTGTTGGGGGTCTATTTCTATAAACCGTGAATTTACGTTTGCTGTAATATATCTTTTTATTGATGGTTTAACTTGTGGAAATTTACCAAAGTTTTTAAGTATCGACCAACTTACCTGCATTTTACTATCCTCTGTAAGCTCTTTATCAGTGTAGTCTAATAGAGTTCCTAGTAATTTTGCTCTTTGTAAGGGGGGTAAGTAGTGTAAGTTTAGCCCTAGGAATCCCCCAGAAACATCATCGAATGGAAGACATAAAGGAAATTTATCATAATAGGGAAGGGTATCTTTCATTTTTGGGTCATAAGCAAACATATACAATTTACCTACGTCTAAACTTGTTACGAACTTTCCTATGTCCGTTCTACCTGCATCACCAAAACTATCAACATTGGTAGCCATTTTTTTGACAGCACGCATATACCAGTTGAAAGATCTATCCTGGTCGCCCGCCGCAGTTCTAATGTTTTGAAATGGATTAGCCATACCACTATTTATAATGGTTTTATAGGATTAAATGTATATTTTCCTTCAGGCGTTTTAAAAAATATTACTCTGTCATTTACTTTGACACACTCAGTATTAAAAGTTATAACATATTTTTGTCTAAATTCGTCAGTTCCACAGTGTTGTTCAGCTAACTCATATCCATGTTTTTGTGTATATTTAAGATTAACATTTTTCCAGGTATCAAGGTTCAAGATATCTTTAATTGCAAACCAATGGTCTGCGTTTTGAAAGTTATAGCAATATGCACTTTTTGCTGCAAATTTCATAATAAGGTCCCCTAAATTATTATCAGTAACAACTACTTTTACCCTGTAATGATCTTTCCACCAACTCATACAGTTAGTTCTTGCATTCCCTGGATGGATAAAAAAAGTATTAGGTTTTTCTAACCTTACTATGTTTAAAGGAACTCTATATGTTTTTAATCCTGCCGTACAAAAATAATGATATTTGGACCAATCATATATGTGTGCCTTTACACGGTCATTATGATATTCATTTGTAATTTCATAATCAGGTTCATATGTAAATTCAAATTCAGTTTTATCTGTTAATTTTTTTAAGTCATTTAAATATATTTCCCACCATCTCTCAAGTTTATCTTCAAAATCCAAGTTGGTAATCTCTACAAAATCTTTAAAACTTACTTCAAACAAATAAAAATTTATTTTTGATGATTCTACTATTTTGAAAAAGATGTCATCTGGTTTCATTTTTTATAATCCTTAAGAGAAAATTCCGTACCTAACATGTAGTCTATACTGCTGTTAGGGTCATTGCTCCAGACTAGAACTTCTGGATTTTCATATAAGAAATCACAATTTTTACAATAATCAATCTCATCAAACCTTTCTTCTATATGAAGTTTACGTAATTCTTCATATTTTTCACCAAAGTATATTTCTTCTATACTTTGTTCTGAAAAGTGTCCCAGCACACTCTTTGCTTCGTTAGGTGGGCCTAGTGTTTGACAGCATGGAGTAACTGCGCCTGTTTGTCCATTATTACCGCCTGCACGTATTGTTATTTCAGGCGCGAAAGGACGACCACACGTTCTTTTAACAGGAGCTTCTCTGCCGTATGTTGGTTTGTAGTTGCCACTCCAATTGTGCATTTTCCAAATGTAACCAATAGTGCCTATTTTATTAATAACATTTCGTCTGTATTCTTCAACCTCAAAATCAATTTGATTGTTGTTAAGAATAAGATGATAAGAACTCACTTCACATTTGCTACCTGATTCTGCTATATACTCTTTCAGTTTGATAGCGTTTTCAGATACCATATCAAAGTTATCCATACTCATCCACTTTTTGTACATCTCTCTGTTGTAGCCTATGAAACTAAAACGCATGAATCCTAATCCAGCGTCTACAACATCTTTCATAAAGTCACCACGTAAAAAACTTCCATTAGAATACATATAAGACTTGAGTCCTCTACGTGTACACGCTTCAACATACTCAGGCAATCGCTTGTTCATAGTAGGTTCGCCACTGCCTTCTAAATTTATAATAGGCGTCCCATACTTTGGGGTTATTTGATCGAGTATATTTTCAAACATATCCAATGGCATGATACGAGTCCAGTCTTTACCGCGACCCGGATCTGAGTGAGGACACATGGCACACGAATAGTTACAACCACCCGCAACTTCAATTACTGCTCTTTCTAGTTTCATAATCCTAATTCTTTTTCAGTTATAATTTTAAATTTCCACTTACGATCTTTACAAAATTCTTCAGCTGCTTCCCATTTGGCGAGATTAACCCCCCATTGTTTTACTTCATTTATAAACCTTTTAGTCCGACGTTTGGGGATTTTAGGTTCTTGTGTAAAGCGATAAGGTTTTACTTCTACAAGATACATTTCAGTTAAACTATTATTACATACTTTTACATAAAAGTCAACAAAATATCTATGATATTTGTTATCTAAAGGCGAACGATATGGTATAATTACTTCCTCACTTCCCCATTCTTGTACAGAATCATTCAAATCACACCAATTCATAAATTTTAACTCATAACTAGAACGATAAATAATGTTACTAACATCCCCTTTATATTTAGCAGGATTCCGAGGTCTAAACTTTCCTTGGTATAATTGTTTTGTATATGTCATAGGTGTTATAAATAAAGTGAAACAACTATAGTATTTATTACGGGAAAATAAATGGCTACATTAAATCTTAGAGTAGGTAATGATACTCTAACACATCAAGAGGTAGACGATAACTTCACTAATATTAATAATGAAGTTCTAGATCTACAAAATGATAAACTAGATGCCGCTGACGGTACTGGTACAGGTACCCATACTTTTAATGATGTAGATGTTACTACTAATCTAGACGTAGGTGGTAATATTACAGCTACAAGGCTTAATGCCTCTATACGTGGTAAAATGCAAGCCCTCGGTAGTATTTCAGGTTCTACTACTATTGATCTAGATGACGGTGATATTGTCACTTGTACTATTACAGGCAACACTACTTTCACTGTTTCTAATTTCATGGCAGGAGCTGTGAATACTGTAAGTTTTTACATTACTTGGTCAGCCTCGTCTACTCCTACAATTACTTGGCCTTCAGGTGTTGTATGGGACAGAGGAAATACTCCTGGGCTAAACACAACTGGTAGTACATTAATTATGTTAGAAACATATGACCAAGGTTCTAATTGGATAGGTGTACAATCTTGGCGGTCATATTCAACTTAAGGAATCGTTATGCTAAGACGGTGGCTTCTATCCCAGGGCGGTAAAAATACTACTACGGAGACAACATTTGCGACTCCGTATACTACTGTCTGGCAAACACAAACTTCTAGGGTGACACCATTTTCTACCTTGGGTCAGACTAATACTCAGACCTCCAGGCTGACACCTGTTATAACTGGTGACCTTACACAATACACTACCTCTTGGATTACTACTACACTTACTCCTACGACTACTTCTTGGACAACTACATGGTTTAGAAACACATTATACCCGTATAATATACAAACGTCTATATTAACGCCGTATATCACACAAAGACAAACTGATTATAGTAGGAATACAAATACAAACCGATCAACACAAACTACTACACAATATAATACTCTAACCAGTGCGGGTGCAAGTAGAGCTACACAAACAAATGACACAACACAATATACTACACAATATACTATTCCAACTAATACGGGTTTAAGTAGACCTACACAAACAGATAGAACTACTTCTACATACACTTTTACACCGTATACTACTCCTATACAGACTGATAAGACTACCAGCTACTCAACTAATTGGACAACCAGCTGGACTATTCAAAGCCAAACTGTTCTGCGTAATACGCAGAAAAACACTAGCCGGCAGACACAGACTTTCCTAAGACAATCAGTTTATGATTCTGGTTCAAGACAAACTCAGACATTGACCAGCTGGACTGAACAGGTAGATGTATTTGTTCGCTATGACTATTATCAATCAAACACTAGTTACTCTCGCCAAACAGAGAAGAATACTACTTATAGTGGTGTCTCCGGATCGTCTTCAACAAGAACAAGTTGCGATCAAGATTTCGCTCAAGGAAGTATTACATTAGCAATGCCTCAATGTACTGTGTTGTCATATTCGCTTCAGGGCACTACTGGAACGATCTCTGGAACAGGTTCGGCATCTAGGACCACTACTTGGACAACTAGCTGGGGGTATATAGGGGGTTATATAGCTTATTTCGCCGCCGGTGACGGTTATCTTGACAATTATTATGAGGCTTTTTGTTTGTCCGAGAGCGAATATGCCATCTATTGTGGGGTTGGCGGGGTAGGATACCAACAGGGGTTATGTACCGCCGAATCATGTACTGTCAGTGAAGGCCAATCTAGAAATACTAGTAGAAATACAACATATCAAAGTAGCTATTCTTGTGCAGAAACAGCTCAGTATCTTGCAGACTTTAGTTGCGTCACAAGTTACTCCACAGCGTGGTCAGGCCAGACCGATTACCCGGTGGCTGTTTATCGTCAATCAGATGTAAATTATAGTAGACAAACACAGACAACTACAACCTGGGAGCTGTATGCGGATGTTTATAGAAATACCACGACTACATGGCAGACTCTTAAACCGACATATGTAACCACAGACTATAACTATTCAAGGAATACTGATAGAGCAACATCTAGACTTACACAAAAATCTACTTTAGGGACAACAGGTACTCAAACATTGACTTCATGGACTACTCAGGGACTTACTACTACTTCTTGGAGTTCGCAAACTACTGTTCTTGTCCCTGTAAGCACCGATTATACTACTCAGAGATTTACTACTACTTCTTGGGGTTCGCAAATTAATACTCAGGTCGACGGAATCACTCAATATACTACTCAGGGTGTTACCTCTACTACTTGGCAAACAACCACTTCTTGGACTTCAAACTATTCAACTAGTTGGTTAACTCCTGTCAGTACGAATTCACAGACTTCCGTTAGTAGAATAACGTCTGTTACTACACAGTATTCTACATCATGGTCAAGAAGTACATCTACTAATTATACAACAGGTGTAACTACTCAGAAGAATACATATTATCAGACACAGACCTCGACTACCAAACCGACATCGAGATCTACTAGCTGGGACACAGAATATGCAAGCAATACAACAACGCAAACCAGTAGATCTACTACTTGGTTTACACCTTAATTACAGGAGATACTAAAATGTTATATGCGAGAATTAATCGCGAAACTAAAGAGGTGTTAGAGTTTCCTATTAATGAAACCTCTCTCAGAGACCGTTTTGCTAATACTACTCTTCCCAAGAAAATTGACGACTGGGCTTTAATGGATACTGATTATGCTTTAGTACCTCCAGGCCCTACGGATTTAAGACCGACTATTACCCATAGAGTTGGGTCTGTCGGTGCCGAATGGAATGAAGAAACTGGGGATTATGTTAGAATTTATGGTTTAGTAGAAGTTCCGGAAATAGACCGACCTTCTAGAACTGGTCAAAGATGGCTTTTCTTAAAGCAAGAAAGAGCAAAACATTTAAGAAGATATGATTTTGCTGTGAATAGATATTTGAGTGAGGTTCGCCAAGGACTAACTCCTACTGATGATATTGAACAGTTAGACGCATTTGCTCAAAAGTTAAGAAACATGACAACTCAGTATGCTAACCCATATATGATTGATGAAAAAACCTTCTTTAAGTATGTAGTTGATGAAACTGAATAAATAGTATTTAAATATAATGGAGTTTTTATATAATGAACAACGAGCAACAAAACGAAATTTTTAGAAAATGTCGTCCCGATAATGCTGATGTATTGATGATTAACAAAAGGATCAAAGAACAAAATGATCCGACTTTATCATATGCTTATCGTTCTGAAAGGAACACTTGGGCCGAAGATTTTGAGGAGACTTTAAGATCTTTGGCCCCATACCCCATATCATATGATGTAGGTTCTGTACAAGGATGTGATTTCAGTGAATTCACATACACTGAGTTTCCCGGCGGCGGTATCTGGGCAGACACACAGTCTAGAGAAATTAATTGTCGCATTATGGAAAACGCATCAAAAATAGATGGCGGTGAACTTGGCGATTATATGTTTGAAAAATTTTTAGAAAATGTTACGGATAAGTATAAACTAAATGCCCCCCTAGAAAAATATTATGACCATATTATTTTTATGCCTGGACATAATCTTTTAGATCTTGCAGACAAAGAACAAATACAGCGTTTAGTGCAAGAAGAGGATGATGTTGTTATTAAACCTCACCCACTTACTGATTACGATTTTATGCGTATGTTAGCTAGCAAGTTGGGTTGGCAGAAAGTTTTATGGCGAGATGTATCAGGCGTCGATCTTCTTTTAAATTGTAAAACTGTGTATAGTACCACCGCGTCTGAAATGTTAATATTGGGAGCAGCTCTAGGGAAAACAATATATAACATATCAGTTTTTAGTGCTGAGGGAGCGGGTGTATATCAACCAATTAGCAGAATTTTGACCATTGCTCAAAAGAGAGAAGGCAAAGAAGCGGCTATACAAAAACTTAAAAACATATTAGCTTGTCCTTGGACAGGGATTGTATTTCCTTTTACTGAAAACCCAGAAGAAAATATGAAAAAGTTTTTTGATAAGGCTTTAGAAATGCGAGAAATGTATAGACCTCTTTCCTCAGGTAGAGGAAAGCTGGATGCTGAGGCAAGACCACACCCTGAGAAACCGGTAAGAAAATGAAACCAGAACACGAAGAAAGAGCAAAGATATGTATGGGGTGTGAGTATTTGCGCCCCACTATAAGAACTTGTAAAAAGTGTGGATGTTTTATGCCAGCTAAGGTCAGACTAGATTTTGCTTCTTGTCCTATAGGTAAATGGAAAAAAATTGTTAGAAATCCTGATGGGAGTGTTATAAATAGTGAAAATACTAACACTTCTA